AAGCCAATGAGTTCCATAGCTTATTTTAAGTTGGGAAACATTTTGATGAAATTTAAAGTAACAATGGTATGTGCTTTATTAGAGGCATCAAGGGGCAAATTGCCTGCTTGAAGTGAAACTAGATGCTCAATTTCAAATTGGTTTTGATTTCTTGCAGCTTTATCAAAAGCATATATTTTTAATCGCATTAAGTATTCAATTGGTGGCGGCTGAGTACCATCCTTATTAAACATTATATCTTTTATAGCTTTAGCACTATTCGCAATTGCAGCATCTTTAGTCTCAATAAATGAAATACTCAACTCATTTGACGCATTACCTGTTACATGGTTGAGTTGAAAGTGCCCCACATGCACTGCATCGGTTTGAGCATCAAGTAGTGATACATCGACATTATTGGCTAACCAAGCAACTTTATTTGAAGGATCAAAAATTGGAATATTCGCTTGAGCAATCTTACTGTTTGCACGGTAAGGCTGAATTTCTATTCCAAAATGTGCAGCTGAAAGTGTTCCTAATGCGTAAAGTTCCTGATAATGGGAAACAGCTCGATCCACTGTTAGACCAGACCATAAGACAGGATTTTTAGCAAAACGATCTTTAAACGGATTTAAAACGTTTCCAAAACTGTTATTTATAGTTTTATTCTGTGTTTCGTATTCAAAAAAAGCCATTATTCTTCATCCTCTGGAAATTTACGGCTCTTAGCAATACTTTCAGCTAATGTTAATGCTTCCTCATATTTCATACCTGTATCGCGCTCAAGAATGTACGCCATAATATCTACATCTAAATTTGATTCTTTCAATGATGCGATTACTTGTGTTTTAAGTAATGTTGTATTCATTCTTGATTGAGCATTGTTGATTTCTTCCGTAGCTGCTGCAGTTTGGTTTGAATAATATTCAACTTGCCAAGGGTAATCTTCAGGCTCAAATTGTTCGTTATAAGCAAAACCCCAATCCAAGTGAAGAATTTGATTAATCCCTTCGGAAGCTGCTGTTCGAATGTCTTGTGACCTACGCATGATTTGTGCAGAAGTATGGAATGCTCCACCTTCTCCAATACCACCAGTTAACATGTCAGCCCACCCTACCATACTTGGGTCTAGACCTATACCGCCCATTAACAAACGGACATTAATCATGAACTGTTCAATATTAATAGGTGAGCTTCGTTGATTCTTGATATCACCCACTGGATTTAGAACTTGTTTTTCATCAAATACTGGAAGCATGTGAAAAGCAGTATTCCAGACTGCTTCACCACCTGATAAAGCATCACGGACATAAGCCTCATGATTTTTGAGTAAACCTTCTAAACCACGGATATAGGCTTGACGTTGTGCTGGCGGCATTCCTGACATATTTACTGTCAAGAACATCTGATTTACGGTATCTGCAATTTGCTGGCTATTCATTGATGCCAAAGCGAGGATTACATCATCATAAATATCTTCAATCTCATAAAGAAATGAGCCGCCTAAATGCGCTGGTAAGATTGGTAGCTCATCTGGATCATCACCCTCCAACATTTTCGTGACAAGACCAGTTTCAACAAGCTCATATTGAGCAATATTGCTCATACGGGGCATTTTGAAACGTACCATTTGAATAGTATTCAGTTTGGTAATAGTTTTTTGCCAATTACGAGGATCTAAACAAAAAAAGGCGACAGTCTTACTGCCTTGTTCGAACGGTTGTATTAATGGCGGATATGTATACTCATTGCATACGAGGTCAATTACACCTATATCTTTTTTCCCATAAATACGTGCATAGGAATCACCGAAAGAAATAGCATCTCGGGCAAGTTTGCTTAAATACTTATTGATAAGCTTTTCCATCTTTACACGGCGCTCATCTAGTTGTTTTTTTAGTTTTTCAGCTGCTGGTCCATTCGCCTTTTTTAACCGTTCTGCGGGCGTAATAAAGACTTGTTGGCCGCTATAAGAATCTCCGCCTAAGGCTGCAGAAACATGAATCCCCATACCCTCTGCGATAGGTGCAAAGCGTAACATTCTCTCCCATTTAGTAAGAATTTCTTTTCGAGTACGCTTCTTATTGGCTTTGGTTTGGTTAGTCCCAAGTGAAAACGGAGCCATAGTTTCATATAGCTGCGCTGTTGCATCCTGATTAGACGTATCGAATTGCTGATCATATGAATTAACATTTTCACCGAGTAACAACGATAAGAACCGAGAAGACATAACTAAGCCAAAATACCTAAATAATTAAGTATTTTGATGACTAATAATTTTTAACTTTTAGATGGGTTCCAAAGTTAATTGGAACCGTACAGATTCCATTAATTAACTGCATGCAATTCTATCTGAACAAATTTCTTATCTAATTAGAGGAAAAGCTCATGGCCGAAGTTAAAGTATTTAATGCTTTGGATATTGAATTAGCTCAAAAAACCCAAGACATCGTCAATGCGCAACGTTTTAACAACCGTCCTGCTTTCAAAACATTAAATCTAGGCTGGGATTTAGAGACTGGGTCGGTAGCAGTAAATTACACATTTGTAGAAGAACCACCAGTTAATGATCAGCCTGCTTAAACATGAAAGCCCCTAATAAGGGGCTTTTTAATAGCCAGTAATATCAACTATTAAATGACTATGAAATGGAGAATAGAGACTAGCTGAAGTATTCATACCATTAGCTAGTATCGTATATCCCCGAAGGATCTTACCTGAGAAAGTTGGATCACTATATGAGTTAGTCTTTATAGTACAGTATGAATGCATATAAGAACTCAAACCACCAGCTCCCCAATAATATTCATAATGAGCTGGACAAGCTAAAGCCAAGCCATAAGTCTTATTAGCATTATAATCAGGTATATCTGATAACCATGAGCTAAAATAATTTGCACTGCCTTTTAAATAAAAAGTTTCTGCTTTAACTACTTTTAAAGGATTGTGGGAGTTAGAAAATACAATCTCACCTTTACCATTCTTAATTAGTAATTTTGGCGAATGACCACTTTCTAATAAAGTAATTAATCCAAATACATAATAAGTTGCTTTTGTAAAAGGAAAAGTATTCTTATATTTAAATCCTCCTTGGTCGTCTAAGGTGTCAAAAATTACAGTTATTTTCCAATTATTTGTGGAAGTTTCTTCATATCTGACCTGCATCACAGAAACGCCTGTAAATACCACAATTGGTCTTTGTAAAGATGTAACATTCAAAACATGACACTTAACGTAACCAGATACAGATAGTACTGCAGGAGGTAATGGGTCTGAAGAAGCGACTTCCCTAACAAACTTATTTATAAGGTGAAAGTTTCTATAGCTGTCGTCAATTATTGTCACTTTATTATCATTGAGAATTTTGATGTATTCAGCCATTAGCATTTACCTATATGAATACTAACCGTTTGCTGAAAAGCTATATTGTAATAAGCTCTACAATCATAAATTAATAAATAAGATGAAGTATCATCCATTTGATTAAGTATCTTATCGCCCAGCTTAGCCTCAATAGCCATAGCTTTAGTCAAAATGGCACATCCCATACCATTTGAATAAGACTCAACTACAGCACTATTGGCAGATAACACTTCACCAGAAGCTACATAAGCCCACCATCTTGGATGATTTTCAGCAGTATCTAGTTTTCGTACAATTGTGTCCATAGATGAACCTTTCGGGAGGACAACACTTAACGTTTCTGTATACATACTAAGATTAGATGTTAGATCAAGGACCACGTTGCCACCGAGGTCCCTTAATAAGAATGTAGCCATTTATAAACCAATATAAATTCTCTCAATATTGTTATCGTCATATAACTTTAAAGCGGTCCCTGAAATGACCATTCTTGCTTTTTGAGGCTGACTAGGATCTTTATAAGTAATTAAAGTCCCAAGTTCACCAGTTATGGCACTTAACTTGTCAACATTGAATAATTCAGCTGTAAGAGACTTGGCCTTAAAGTTTGCGGCTGTCAAATTCTTAATAAATACATCACTGTTCATCACAACTTGATTGTCTTGGATTATGAACGGCATATATTTAGTAGAAGAAGAACCAGTTGTGAAGAAAATTCTATCCGCTTGAAAACCTATAGAACTGAGCACAGTTCCATTCGTTTGCTCGCTGACCATAGACATTCCAGAGAACACACCATTATTATCCATTCCCATTACGTACTTACCTTTCACACCATCGATCAAATCAGCTTGTGATTTAAGCTTGATAGCATTTTGGCCGTAAACAGAAACCAAAGTTTGTAATGCACCAGCATATGCTCCCACATCAGTTGTATATGTGGTTTTGAAATTTTCAAAATCAGCAATGTTGTCAGCATCTTCAATATCTATAAAGTCTAGATCCACTTCACCAGCTTTACCGGAATAGTTACCAATGAATACTGGTGTAAAGAAAGCAGCTTTATTAGCAAATGTTTTAGGGCTTAGTAGAGTGCCAGCACCTGCACTTGCACCAGCAGATCGCCCCTTAAAATAAGCAGTACCGGTTATCCAAGTTCCCAACGCTGGTGCGGTACCTGCGACTAAATAGTGACTTGAACCGATATCATTGATTTCAGAGTTATCTTGAGCAATATATTTTGTTTTATTGGCGTTTTGACAGGTCGCACCAACATAAACAACTCCGGTACCACTTACACGGCGGAATCTATACTTAACTCGGTAATATTTATTGTCATCGATAGGCAAAGATGTGAACCAATTTAACCAGGCTTCATCATTACCTACGTTATTACCAATTCTTAATGCATATCCTCCACGACAAGTTGCATCTGCTACTAAACTAAGTTCAGGCTTATTTCCACTTGGAGTTTTTACTAACCAATCTTTTTGCCATGTTTCTAGTACTGATGCCATGATCTTTTGACCATTTGCAGAATACAGTGCAGACATTCTTTCTGTTGAAGATGCGATTGCTTCATTCGTCTTGGTAGACGTCATGTAATCACGCTCTAATGTCGCTTTTGTAGTAGAAGCTATATCCTTGGCAGTATCAGCTATTTCTTTAGCCTTCTCCGATATTGCACGTACTAATGCTTGTCGTGCATTGTGAACGTTAGCAAAGTTTGTAATGAACTGGTTTCGGTCAATCGTACTAGTTACATTCATATTTGCGAATAAAGATGCCAAATATGTATTTAAAGTACTGAATGCCGTGGCATAAGCAGCAGAAGATATACCATAAGTGACTGCCTCAGCTCGCAAGCTTGCATCAGTTTGATAAAGTGTATCCCAAACCAACTTCGCCTGTTTTTTCTCAACTGGTGTGAGTTTATTATCAGCAGCAATATCACTTAACTGAGCCATTGGAACATCCACTTTGGCTTGTGAACCTGCAGTGGTTTCCATCATTGAAGTCACTGTAAACGGCGTAACTGACTTATAAACTGATAAATCTGTTTCAATGGCCGCCGTCCAGCCATCTTTAAAGTAATCTGGCGGATTTGTATGAGTAATAGTGGCCGACTCAACTGTAATTGCTGGGTAAGACCAAGCATCTTTTTTGGTAATTAAGATACACACCTTATTATTGCTATCTAAAGCTAGAGCCAGGCCTTTAGTCGTAGCATTATTTTCATCTAAGGTAATACCAAAAGAACGTGACGTCATATTTGGATAAAATGGCACTGTTGACGTATATGCATAGAATGCCAAATCCAGATCGAAAATATTATCTTCTTTGTTATTGTAGTTATAACCAGAAATTTTAACCTTGGTCATGTACGCACCAACTGTAATAGGTGTCTTAATAACCAATGTACCCGAAGTAGTGATTGCTTGACGCCAAGTTAAAGGCTTAACGAAAATCTTACCCGCACCTGAACCAAGTGGCTGCACACTCATAGCATTGGTATATTCAGAAGTAATTTTCTGTGATGAGGCTGCAATTGCTCGCTCAACATTAGTATTTGTTATATCCGCATTCAAAATATAAGCGCCGTTTTTACTGTCTAATTTTGAAGACATCTCAGTAAGTTTGGCAGCCCAAGTTTCTTTGAAGTTGGTTAATGTTGAAATAGAGTCTGTAGCTGAAGAAACAAAGTCCTGTAAAGTCGGGTCAGCTGAAGCGTAATCAGTAACATCATATTGCTCGATTTGGGCTAAGGTCCAAACTAAAGGCGCAGTAGCTGTTGGTGTAGTTCCTCCCGCCACATAAACATGTCCTGAGTTAGAGAAAGAACCTACAGCACCACATTTAATCATTCGAATATATGTTTCGAACTTGCCTGTCCCCTCAGTACTGCCAATGAATCGATCAATTGCCCCAGTCCCCATATAGTTTCCAGCATTCATTAACTTATATCCAACTGGTAGCTTGATTAAATACTTGATAACAAAAACAGCATTTGCACGGCCATAAACGAGTTGAACAAATCCACCCCATGTTGGGCTGGCAGCACCAATGGTTTTAATTTCAATTTCATAGGTTGATGTAGTTGGGTTATCAGCACTTTTCGCGACACGAGTAACTGTCACGTTCCCATTGCCGGCATTGTTATAGACAGATACACCATTGTTACCTTTTTTGAAATTTACGTCTCCCTGCAACAATTTTCCATTAGTAATCATCATCGCCAGCATTGTTGTGTTTTCTAATGCGGAACCAAGATTATTTGTACTTGTTTGAAGCTGAGAAATTTCAGTATTTCTAAGTGTAGCTAGATCCTTTGATGTTTGGTCAGCTGTAGCTTTTGTTGTTTTTACTACAGAAGATAAACCACCAGGTACAGTTGCATCATATTGTTGAATTTGCTGAGCTATAACCCCTTTATTTACATCAGCCTTGATAAAAGTATCTTCAACAAATTGAGCATTTTGTTTAAGAGACGATCTAAATCCGCCCTTAAAATTTGGCGCTGAATTACCCCGGCTAATAAACATATTAGTTACAGTAAATGTTCCACCAGATGGAGCATTATCAAACCGTAAACCCAATGGAATAGCTTCAAAAGCAGAGGCTTTTAAATCAGATGGGAAAATACCAGTAAGTTCTATTTCACCACTTGCAGCTACAACAAACGAAGGCAACCCAACACTATAAGTTGCACCATGAAATTGAATACTACATGTAGCGCCAACTAATCCTGCAGTTGCTGTGTATTTGATTCTCGCAACTATTGGATCACCCTTATCAATTGGAATTTCCTTGTGTTTATATTGCAGTTCCCAAACAGCTACAGTTCGGTTTGTACCAGTAGAAATACTTAAATTTTTAGTATCATCACCAAGTAAAATCCAGTTCTCTTCTGAGTAACGTAAAGTATCAAGTTGTGCTTTAAAGACTTTGATTTCCTCAGCAAATACTTCTTTCGCATCAGATCTTGTAATTTTTTCTTGAAGAATTTGTGCGTGGTTTTCTAAAACCTTTTGTAAGTTTCCGCTATTGTTTGCAAGACCAATCGGGATACCACTAACTACTTGAACTGCAAGCATGATTTGCTTAGCACCATTTGGTCCAGTATCAGGTGTTGCATGCAATTCAATACCGCGACCTGAACCAATCCCCTTCTGACCAACTAAAATGTATGCATCCCGACCCGTTATTTGATCAAGTGTGAATGGATTGGCACCTAACGAAATTAGTGCATTCTTAACTGGTGCTAGGTTTACACCAATACTGTCGTAGTTTGTAACGATAACAAAGGTGTCATTTGGAATCGCAGCAATAGCGTTACTCATTGCCGTAGCATTTGCTACAGCTGCATAAGTGTCGTATCGAGTTGATGATGCTATAGAACCATCGGCTGCCAAAACATGAACTGAGAATCCACGAGCAGAAGCTACTGACTTAATTTCACCCTTTAAGTTTTTAATACCAGTGAAAAAGCCATTCCAACCGCATGAATAAACACGATAATTAAATACTTGCCCAAGATCTTGATTTAATTGTTTGTAACTTGATTCCAAGTTGTTAATTGATTGTGTAGTGTTTCGTTGATTATCACTAATCGTGGTATTAATTTCCTGAAATTTACCATCTACAGAAGTTTTATTATTTTCTACAGTGGATTTTAAAGTCGCGTAATTCTCAGCAAGTGAACTAATCTTTTCACCGTTTTTTTGTACATCGGCTTTAGTACCTTCAATTGCAGAAGCATTAGCTTCAAGATCCTTAATTAGTTCACGAGGATTTTTTCTAAAACCAGTGGCTAACTCACCTTTTTCAAGTTGCACTTCTCTAATTAAAAAGTCAGGAGCAAAACCTACTTGCGAATATAAAATTAAGTTAATATGCTGTAAATTAATAATATTTGTATCAAAGGTATAAGTACATAATGTTTCTTTATCAGTCGAAATGTTATTCCATGTAGTACCAATTTGGTTATTACGACCTGATGAATCTCGACGGTGTATAATTAATAAAATTTGAGTCTGTGCAGCTGTCAACGACATTGCTTTAAATGACAATGTGTACTTCTGATTCATCTCTAAACCATCTGCCAATGTCAGAGTTTCAATAAACCCTTTAAAGTATGTAGTTGTATCAGTAGATTTAAAGTGCCCCCAAGTAGCACCTTTTGAATCTTTATAAACTTCAAGTAGATTACCTGCCACAGCAGAATTTTGACGCCAATTTAAGGTGCCTAAAGGGCTTGAGAAATCACCATTTTTAATTATGTTGTCACCACCACTTGAAGAAATAGCAGCTTTGATAATTTTGCTCTCTTCAGCAATAGCTTGGTTAGTTTCTGTTTTGGTGTAGCGAGTACTATCTAGTGTTGCTGAACTATTAGTCCACAAATCGCCAAATTTTTGACGAAATTTAGCTTCAAGGGTTTCAGTTGCAGAAGTTATTGCTTGAGCAGTATCTGCTTTAGAAGAGTAATCCTTAATTAGAGTTGAAGTACTTACCTTATCATTTAACGCTTTATTATTACCTTCATAAACTTCTACCCAATGCACTGTAGTAGTGGCATTAGCATTTGCTGAAGAATTTGGAAAACAATAAAAATTAACAACAGTTGCGTCTGTTCTAGAAATTGTAGTTAAGGTAAATTCGTAGATATCTTTACTAGCTGAAAAAATAGGTGCATCTGCATTAAATACATTACCTCCGCCAATATATACACGCAAATTGGCTGCATTGTTCCCTCCATTATCAAAGGTAACTTTTGCTCTGACGGTAACAGTAATACCAGGTGCATTTAAACTTTTTGCTAAGGGATATGATACTTGTAAATAACCACCCGTTTTACTTTTTTCGACATTACCCCCGATAACGATGTTGTCAAAAGACTTACCACCGATACTTGTTTTCAATGCTTCGGTCGCAGTTGATATTGCGCTATCAACATCAGATTTAGTCATCCGGTCGGAAATTTGTTTAGCCTGTGCAGCCAAACCATTTACAGGATCATTAATTGTTGATTCTAAGTTTTGAGTTTTTTTAGCTAAAGCAGTACTTTCAGTAACATACGTTTGTTTAAATTCATTTAAATTTGCTGATACTTGATCGAATGCTGCATTGAAGTCGTAAGGACTTGCAATCCAATTATCTGTAGTTATGAAATCCCCTTTAACTAACACAGCCCAATACACAGTACCAACACTTTGCTTGTCTGCAGTTGGTTTGTTTAGCATGTAGAAGTGGACTTCTTTTGCTGTTCCAGCTGAAGTCTTTGTAAAGGTGATTTTGCTGATTACTTTACCTGTTGTGTTGATAACCTGCTGTAAAAACTGACTTCCGCCACCAGCATAAACAGCTAAATTTGAATTTGTGTCACCAGCACCACGTGTATGTTCAGCACACCACAAGAGCGTATATTTTGCGCCTACTTCCCATTCTTCACCAAGTTTATAGCGTAGATGAGGATATGAAACACCATTGTAAGTTCCTACCACATTAGAGTTAATCAACAAGTTCGTACCTGCTGGGGCCGACTTGTTAAGATTTGCAGATAAAGTATTCGCCTGTTCTGTAACAGCTTTAATCAGTCCAGCTTGTTCAGATACTTGAGAATTTGTGGTTTGTAATGCTTCAGTTGAGGCTTTTTTACTTACTTCGGTATTGGTTATAGTTAGATCATTTCTAAGTTTTGAAATATCTAAACTTTGAGAAGATAAACTATCACCATGCTTCTTCACTTCAGCTTGAGTAAGCTTAATCGCTTCCGCATTTGCATTTAATGAACTTTGAGTATCTCGAGGGCTTGGGCTCCACGCTGTAGCTTTATTACCTGCTTCGATCTGCAATTTTTGAATTGTTGGAATTCGACCAGTGCCATATGTACCGTAAAACTCAATAGTCGATTCGGTTGTGCTGCCAGTGTGTAATTTAGGAAACACGGTAACTTCAAATTTTTGAAATTCATTTGCTTTAGTGACTGTAACAGAAGTTGTGAAGAAGTGAGCTGATCCATTAGATGAATATACTTGTACAGTTCCAGCAACCGGTACACTCACTTCAAATGAAATCGTAACCGGCTTATCTAAATTTTCATCATAAAAAGCTTTCAACTCTTTGCTACGTTCATACATTAAGTATTCACGGCTTGTTGCTGCTGTGGATGTTCGAGGTGCTTCTGAATTGGCTACGGCGTTAACACCACCAATCTTAATGTTATTCACTGCAGCTGTAATATCAGTCGCCACACGCCCCATGGCACTTTCAAGATCACTCTTTGTAGCTGTTTTCGATAAAGCTTGGGCATTGCTCAGAATACCTGTTTCTGCGTTCTGCATTCTTGATTCAAGCTTAGTGGTTCTTTCAGCTTCAGCTTCTGTTCTGTTAGTTGCTGTTTTGAATAAATCATTTGCAGTTGCTGTTGCATCATTAGCAGAAGCTAAAGAGTTGTTATCTTCAACAATAATGTAATTAAGCTGACAAATTCCTGTCTGAAAGTTGTAGTTAGCAATAAACATTGGGGCATAAAATTCAGCCTGTGCTGGGAATGTGCGTGGATTTTCAATTGTCCCTAAACCAGTTGCTGCCCCAGTAGACTTACCTTTCATGTATAGAACTACTTCTTGCCACTCACCTAAATTAGGTTTAATGGCTGACAATAAGTAGTTAGACGAACCCATATCTCCTGCAAGGGAGTTTGTAGTAGTTACATATTTACTTTGGTCTGCATTTTTACATGCAACACCAAGATAAATAGATCCAGTTTCCCCAAGCACACGGCGGAAGCGTGCACGCACTCGATACAACTTATTTGGATCAATTTTTTGGAACTCGTTCCAGTGAACCCATGCTTCATCATTACCGGCATTATTCCCAAGCTCAAGAATATAACCACCTAATGCATCAGCATCTTGAATTACTTTCGCTTCACCTGTGGTACGCCACTGTGTCCAGTCGTCAATACCTTTTGACGTTACGACTGCACGAACCCCTGACGTTACTTGAGTTTGAGACTTTAGGCTTAATAAATTTTGAGAAAGTGCTTCTGTAGCTTTTACCGCCGTTGTACCTGTTTGCTGCGCTTCTGCTGCATTATCGAAAGCAAGTTTAGCAATATCATCAGTAGTTTTAAGTGATGATGAAAGGCCATTTATTCTTGTATTTGTATTACTTTCTAAGGTCGAAACACTTTTTTGAACATCAGTAATTTGACCTTGTACCTTTAAGTTTTCTTTAGAGATACTTGTATCAAGTTCACTAAATTTTGAAGTAGTAGACTGTTCAAATTCGGCGAGCGACTCAGTAACTTCTAGAATATTTGCATTAGATTTCCGATCAGCCTCTTCTAGAGCTGCTTTCGTTTGGTCGATGCGTAAAGATAAGGCTTTATCACCATCAGAAACTGATTGAGCAATTGTTGCTAAATCTGACGTTGTTTTAGTTTTATTCGAATTATAGTCGGTTTTTAGTTCTTCAAGTTTTTTTGCTTCTGAAACAAGCTTTTCATCAACAAGTTTTACAGATGATTCAACCTTTTCGATATATGAAGCATTTCCAGTAATTTGATCACGCCATGCTTTTGGAATGGTGTCATTAAGTGCAGTAATGTCCCAGACTTCATAATCGGCAAGGATTACATCCACTGGGTTTGCTGTGCTTGGTAAAGGTGGATTAGTGCCAGCAATAACACGGAAATGCCCATGGATAGCTGCAGGCGCATCATAGCCACACTGAACAACAGAGTAATAAACCTCAAACTTACCTGTTCCTTCCTTATTCCCAAGTACACGTAAATAACCACCTGTACCTGTAGCATTGCCAACTGGTAATAAATAAGTGCCCATAGGCATTTTAATAATTTGTTTTATTAAAAACGTTTTATTAGGAGCAGCAACAAGAGTTGGAACAGTCGGATACCAGCCACCACCTAGAGAAACAGTGGATCTTAATAGCATCTCATGGGTACTATTTACTGGGTTATCAGTAGATTTAGCTTGTCTAGTAAACGTTGAACCTGAAGGTACAACATATGCGCTTAACCCCCCATTCCCAGATAGAAATGTAGGATCGTCACGTAAAGGCTTACCAAGTGATTGCATTCGCGCTAACTCAGTAGCATTTAACAAGCTTGCATTAGTGGTATCTAAACTTGCTTGAATTTGATCAGTCTTTTCAGCAACAGATTTACCAAGATCAACTACTGTACGTTCAACATTATTAATTGCCGCTTTGTTATCACCAATTTGAGACTGGGCAGTACTAATTTGTTCAGTAAAAGCTCTATCTTGAGCAGCAAGGGTTTTTATTTCTTCTGAAATTAGGGCATTTGATTTACCCAATTCAGTTTGCATTTCAGCAAACTTAAGCTCAAAACTTTTTGTTAATGCCTCTTTATCATTTGCACGTGCTTCAGCTTCAGCTAGAAAACCCGAATCGACTTTCTTATCAAGGTCAACATACTGGGCTGCAACTTGATCAACTTTTTTAACTGCAGCTTCAGTTTGGGTTACAACCGGTTCAATTTTTTGATTAATGAGTGTATTAGTTTCTTCACCTAATGCTAATTTAGCGTCATCAATCATTTGACCAGCTTTAACTAAGTTTTGATCAATGTCTTGTTTTAAGGCGGCCTTAGTTTGATCAATAACATTTAGTGTGTCAGCTGCTTGTTTTTTACGGTCCAGAACTTCTTGATCCGCAATTTTTTTTGCGTTTTCTGCGACTAACCGAATTTCATTTGAATCACTTCTTACATCAGCAATGATTGAATCTGTTTCACTTTTAATAAAACCGATTTTATCATCGAGTTCTTTCTCAGCACGAATTGCACGTTGTTGAGCATCAGCAACCAATGCTTCATTAGCTTGAATAGACTGATCGATACGTTGATTGGCTTCATCCAATCGTAGATTAGCCTCATTATTATGTTGATCTACAATTAATTTAGTATTATTTATTTCTTGATCTATATAAGCACGAACTTCATCGACTTTATTTTGAGCGATCTGATTAACTTCTTTAACTTGTTCATGAATCTTTTGAACTTCCTCATCAAAATGTTTCATTCCTTCTTCAAGCAATTTAAAAGCATCAGAATCTTTAATATTTTCTATTAATTCTTCTACTTCCTTTATTTTTTCATCAATCTCTTGGCTTACTTGATCTTTAGTTTCATCAATTTTTTCGCCTTGTTCTTTTAACTCTTCCTTTAAACTTTCTAATTTATTAAGAGCATCTTTAAATGCACCCTCAATAGCTTTAGGGTCAATAGGCACACCTGCAACCGTAAGCGTTGTGCCAACTGCCATACTACCCGCTACAGCACTATTGCCCGCAACTGAAGTATTACCCACTACAGTGCTATTTCCCGTTAATGTGCTATTACCAGTTTGTTGAGTATTAGCTTGTACATTCATTAACGGCGTTTTGATCGAAACGGTTGTGCCAGAATCTACTTTTAAATTTTCTTTAGAGATAAATTCAATATTGTCTTGTCGAATACGGCGCACACCTACAATCGCGCCGTCTCCGTGACTGACATAACTATGGATTACTGGACGTTCTTCATTACCATTTTCAAAGAAGACATAGACGTCTTCCCCATCCACAATTTGAATTTCTGTATCTAAATCACTATCGCCGACTGGATAAGCAAAAGTTGCTGTAATTCCTTCACTCGCGCCATCAGTTAAACCATGAATGTGTACTTGTGCAGTACGACCTTTTGCGTTGTAACTTAAAATCTTTGCACGTTTTAAACCATTCATATATTTGACCTACAAATTAGCAATCCAGAACTTTGATGAAGTCCCCATTGATCCCCCGATTGCGCCTGTATCTATATGATGTGCAGCAGTTAAAACGACATACTTCTTACTATCTATTTCAAATATATCGCCTGCATTCCAGTTCAAATTTAGTGGTCTAATAATGGTCCCACGCATAATCAAAACTTTTTCCAAGTTTTTGACTTGTCGGGCATCTAAACCAGCTCTTTGCGTCACAGTGTGGCCTGGGGTTATTGAGTCATCACCAACAACCGTTGAACCGTTATTCTCAACTGTGACAAAAGATGATTTTTGCATCAGTTCCAAAGGTTTACTTGATATCCAAACGACACTGCTAGGATCTAGTTTTGTGATAGGTTCCTTTTTGAAGAAAGAATCAATTTTTTGAGCAGACACTTTATTATTTTGAAAGCAAATTACAGCTGCTTCTTGTTGCAGATAATGAGCCAAGCGCTGTGTAGGCATACTACCCTTTAAACAAACAAATTTAGGCAAAGGTAAATCACTGCCCAGACTGATCGTTGCACCACAAGCTCGAATTACTGAATTAAAAGAAGTTTCATTACTAATAATTGCTTGCTTTGAATATTCGATAAGTCTTTTACAACCAGCCAAAATACCAATACATGAGATGCCACCTACTCGCCGATCTTGTTTAATAGTCTGAGTTTTTAGAGGGGTAACTTTGATAAGTTCGAAAGGATGAGATATGTCATTTACAGTAAGTAGCTCCCCTTCTTTTAAAAGGGAGTCTAATTCAGTAGTAGATTGAACTGTGAACTCAATAGATGCGGGAATAGGTACGAGATCAGTTCTTAAAGTTGCACTAATCAGCTCAGACGCTGGAATAATTTTACCCGCAGATACAATGGTGATTTGCATTAACGGTTCCCCAAGTTAAAATTAAAACTCATTGGGGCCATACAAAACGCAAGTTTAGGCAAAGCGTCTTTCTTTTCATTATAGTTCTGTTGAGCTTCTGATACAGATAGCCCATAACTTTCGACTCCGAGCCCACGAGTAGCTTCAACCAATCTAGCTTGCAAAAGATCACAGTGAGCTTTTACTAAAGGTTGGATGATTACGTACTCATCACCGCTAAGTTCGATAGTTTCATTCAGTTCAATACTCGTGGTAGCTTTAGTTTGACAATCTAAAACAGCCCATCCGGCATAATATTTTGCCTCATCTAAAAATGCTTTCACGATATCATCAAGCAAAATTGAATAGCCCGATAATTGATATTCTTTATAGAGTTCTTCTGAAAGTTGCTGGATAGAACCAGCAACTACAGCATACCCTTCAGATTCAGGTAATAACTTCATAGCCATTACCCGAAAAGATTGCCTAATGTACGTGATGTCGCATTAATCGTTGAGTTGCGTACAGCTTGTTGAGCAGTATTGATTACCTGCTGAACGCGATTCACAAGTTCAGCTGTACCATCAATTTCTTTTTTACCCGGCTGAATACTGCCGTTGGTACCAATGTTTGCGAAGCTACCAAAGTAGTTATAGTCGATTGGGCAAGAAACTGTCATAACTTGAGATCGGCTATCTGAATCATACTCAGCTGACTCAAAGCGTATAGCACAGTTTTCAAGTGCATAAGAACGGGTAAAACTACCTAAACGGCCATCGTAATAATCACCATGGATGATTCCACCACTAGCTACGACATATTCAGCTAATAGTTGATCATGCCCTGCTTCAGTTACTAGGATTTGAAGGTTGCCTGTGTAATGGGTTTTCGGGGGACCAGCAACAATTCCAGTAAATCCACCCGCATATTGAACTTCTGCTGGATCTTCATTACTCACAATTGGCCGTGGGCAACTTTTAAATAAGAAGCGAAGGTCTTCCATGCCACGAGGAACAAACATCCCCTGACACGCTAATAATGGTGAACCAAGTTGCTGTAGAGCAATGTAATCTTGTTTAAGCTGATTTAGTAAAATCGGATTAGATTGTTGCATAATTTTGATGCTCAAAATGCAGATTTATGCAACAAGATTAAGGATGTTTTTGCTATTGGTTTTTAATCAGTTCCATTTTAGAAAACTGACTTTATATTAATAAAAAACCCGCAAAAGCGGGCTATATCACATCTGTTTATAGATAACATCTCGCCTATCTACATCAAGAACAAGAACTACGACTACATCATCCTTGACTTGATATAAAAGGCGGTATCCTGCTGATTTCAGTTTAATCTTATATAGATCAACTGATCCTCTCAGCTTATTCTTCGGTATCTTAGGGTTATCTAGGATTGCTTCCAGCTTACGAATAAACTGCTCAGCGATTTGTGGGTTAAGTTTGTCAAACTTTTTAAGAGCTGTTTTTGAGAACTCTAGCTCGTAACTCATTAATAGATACCTTCACAGTTTCGTCAGTATCAACTTGCTCGGCTAGTTTAATTAGTTCCTGATCTTCAATTAGATCCATCATGCGTTCATACATTGCTGCCGGAACACAGTAGAATTCTGGATTATTTCTATTCAGAATAGCTACTGCTTCGCCAAAAGCATTTTGTACAACTGCTGTAGGATTCTTTTTTAATTCAGAAACACTAGCCACAAATCGACTATGGATTATGTGGTTCATGACGTTTCTCATTTGATGTGTCCTACATCAATTTGTAGCCAATTGATTAGAACCGTCCTCAGAAAGTTAAGTTTGCTACAGGGTTAACTCAATATAAACAATTTGAAGATCTGTTTCAAGACCTGTTTAACAACCACTTAATAGGTCTTAATAAAAAAGCCACCCTAAAAGGTAGCTTTTTAAATCAGCTTTTTATCCAATATTTGGTGGTACTCGCAGAACCTGTACTGAAGGTACACCCCGATACACACCCATGAAGCATATCGTTGATGGCATTGGCTTAGATTGGGCTTCTCAGTTTGTTAAGTTAAAACAAATAGTTAATCAAGTTGTTATGATTTTCATAATAACTGATTTTCTTGTAATGTGCCTAAAATAGAAAGGATCTGATTCAGTACTGGGCAACTTTGTTCTAGCTGTATTTACTGCCGGTGCATAAGCTAAAGCTTTGGACATAATAATGACCCTATTCATTGAATAAAGCCATTATTTACAATGAGGAAAGCTTAGAAGTTAGTTAGTTCCAACTCCACAAGAAAAATATTTTAGTTTTCGATATCTTTATCATCACATTCAAGCCAAAAGACATCTTCAAACTTCTCGCATACACCA